CAACCGACTTGGATTGGACCGCAAACATTGACATTCAAAACAGTCATGCGCTTTGATTTGAAAGTGGGCGGTCAAATTAAAATGCCTGAATTGTCATCAACGCTTGGGTTGATTCTTACTACAGCGCAATCACAATCCCAATATCGAAACGTATCGGACTTTCAAGGCGTGTTCAATATTCAAATGGTGCGTCACATTGGTTTGTTTAGGCAAGCCGATGCAAATAGCTGGGTAACGGTTGTGCAAGCCTATACATTACCGACGGCATAGCAATGGATAATATTGACCAAAAAATCCCGTTTGCACAGTCAATCAATACTTTCACTGATCGAAAGATTTATGACGCATTGCAAGCAGCTGGTCAATCATGGCCTTGTCACGTTGTCGAGGTGAACGGCTCGATTGTTACAGTGGCTTTTGATTTAATTACGCCATCGACCATTACTTTGCCGCAAGTTACCGTACCATTGTTTGGACCTGAATATATTCGCTATCCAATACAAGTGGGCGATTTGGGGGTTTGTTTTGCTGCCAGCGTGAGCTTGCGCGGTGCGTCAGGATTGGGAACGGGTAAAGCTGATTTCAGCGATCCCGGCAATTTGACATCATTAGTATTTTTCCCGATTGGTAATAAAAATTGGTCATCGGTTGATCCTGATGCGGTGACAATTTATGGACCGAATGGTGTTGTTATTCGGGATACTAATAGCGGTGCGGTGGTAACACTGACACCGACAGGAATTACAGCGAAGGTTGGAAATTCAACTATTACGATGAATTCTAGTGAAGTTTCAATTACTTCATCTTTAATTGCTTTGAATGGCGCGATAGAATTAAACGGCCCTGTCAGTCAAACAACCGGAACCGGAGGCGGTACTGGCGTTAACCTTATTGGTCCCGTTCACGTTACCAATGACGTTACAGCTGGAACAGTTTCGCTTGATGGTCACGTTCATGGTGGTGTACAGCCGGGTGGTGGCACAACTACGGGTCCAATATAAGGGTAAAAAATGGCTAGGACATATGGTCGAGTAACAAATTCTGATGGTTCTACGTCTTGGGTAGAAATCCAATCCGATTCAAACGGAAATTTCGAATACGGTTACGCCACAACTTTAATCCAATGCTTAAAACTAAGCCTTGGTGAATCACCTTTTTATGCTAATTACGGAATTCCGGCGCAGCGTTCGGTTATTCAACAAGTATTCCCTGACTTTTATGTAATGACGACGCAACAACAATTCTCACCGTTTTTTGCTAGTTTGCAAATTACAAAACAACAGTCAACAACTCCGACCTACGATGTTAATATCGTTACGACCCAAGGCACGAAAATCCAACAACAGGTGGCAGTATGACCATTACGACGGACGTTAATTCGACAGGCTTGCAGCCGACTCCTCCAACCACGCTGCAACAAGAACTTATTTCCTTGGTTGCTGCCAGCAATCCGGGCTATACGGCTAATTTGCCCGGGTCATTGATAGAAGATATTAGCTCAACCGATGTAGGTGCATTGGCGCTGATTGATTCGGCTCGCGTAGAGCTTTTTAATAGCATTACACCCTACACTGCCAACTCGTTTATTTTGAATCAGCTGGGACAGATTTATGGCGTTCAACAAGGCGTTGGCTCAAATACTTCTGTTTACGTTACTTTTTTGGGTTCTCCCGGTTTTGTGATTCCCGTCGGTTTTATTGTCAGTGATGGTAATCATCAATACACAGTGCAAGATGGAGGAATTATTCCAACCAGCGGTCAAAGCGTAGCACTTTATTGCTTGGCAAATACAGCTGGATCATGGGCGGTCCCGACAGGCACAGTTACCCAAATAGTTACGTCCGTTCCAGCTGGCGTAACTTTAACTTGCACCAACCAAACTGCGGGTTTACCCGGAGCTACGGCACAACCGTTAGAAGATTATCAAGCTCAAGTTATTCAGGCTGGCTTGGCGGTCGCTCAAGGAATGCCGACGTTTTTGAAAACCCAATTGCAAAATGTCCCCGGCGTACAAGCTCGACTTTGTGCGGTGCGTCAACAAGGAAGTTATTGGGAAGTGATTTGTGGCGGCGGCGATCCTTACCAAGTGGGAAATGCCATTTTTACCGGCTTATTTGATATTGCCAATTTGGTTGGCTCAACTATGGGTGTGGCTGGTATTACCAACGCATATCCTGCTGTAGTGACGACAACGCTTAATCATGGTTTCGCAACGGGTCAAGTGGTTCAAATTACCGGCGAAACCGGTATGTCCAACGTCAATGGCAATAATTTTGTAGCGATTGTTTTAAGTGAAAACACTTTTAGCTTAAATTGCCAAATATCCTCAATGACTTGGGCAACGGGTGTCGTTACGGTCACAACCGCCAGCCCTCATGGTTTGCCCACTGGTACATCATCCGGCACGATTTATGGAGTAACACCGACAGCTTATAACGGCTCATACACGTTTACTCGTACCGGCGCGAATACTTTCACTTATCCATTAGTGACAAACCCCGGAACGGTTACGGTTCAGGGTTACACCGGTTTCGATAGTGTTTCACAGGGAACATGGACAACCGGCGGCGTAGTTACGCCAAACTTACGAAATGTGACGGTTTCAATTAATGACTATCCCGATTCCTACAATATTACTTTTGTGAATCCGCCTGTTCAAACTGTCAATATTTCATTGGTATGGAATACGACATCAACAAACTATGTTTCGCCTACTGCGGTCGCGCAGCTGGGCCAGCCAGCAATTGTTAATTACATTAATAGTATTTATGTAGGTCAGCCGATTAACTTGTTTGAATTGCAAAACGTATTTCAAATTGCGATTGCGGGGATTATTCCTCCGACATTGTTATCTCGGATGGTGTTTACGGTAGAAATTAACGGGTATGAAGTTTCGCCTGAATCGGGTACAGGTTTGTATTATGGCGATCCTGAAAGTTATTTTGAAACGTCTAATGCTCAAGTAGTCATTACTCAGGGTTAATGATGCTGACAACAATAATCCCAAGTTATCTTTACCAGCAATACGCTGATGATGAAAATCTTCAGGGATTCGTCGCTGCGTATAACAATCTTGCCCAACAATATCTTGATTGGTTCAACAATTTAAATTTGCCAAACTATACCGTTCAAACCGGTGCGGATTTGGATTGGGTGGCAAAAGGTATTTATGGATTAACAAGGCCAACATTGCCCGAAGGTGGATATACATTTTTTGGTGAGTACAACACCAATGTATATAACCTTCAGCCTTACAACAAAGAAACTGTTATCGGGCCATCAAATTTTTATTTGACAACGGATGATATTTTTCAGCGTTGTATTACATGGAATTTTTATAAAGGCGACGGTACGCAATTCAACATCAAATGGTTAAAAAATCGTGTTACTCGTTTTTTAAAAGATGTAAATGGTCTTCCTTTGCCTATTGATAACACTTATGATGTGAGTGTGACCTTTACGGGATTACACGCCGTTTTGATTGCGCTTAAACCGGGCGTATATTCAACGCTTGGTCCAATACTTCAATCAGCTATCAATGCTGGTGTTTTATCGCTACCATTCCAGTATCAATTTACCGTTACATATTAAGATTCAATATGATATTTCACTTTTGCTTGTAAATTGAATAGATGTTTTAATTTTTCTTGAAGTAGAATAGTGCAATCAATACATGACTTTTGTCAGGTAAAAAGTAAGGATATAAAGTGGACATGATAACTTTACTTTTTATTAAAGTATAAACTTATTAAGGCTTTGCTATGACCATCTTGTTATTCGCAAACAATGCAAAAACGACTCTAGCGGCCCCAATTTCGAGCGCCACCCTGACCGCTACACTTCAATCAGGTACAGGCTCACTATTCCCTAATCCAAGCACAGGACAAGGTTTTTATTTAACTTTTGTTGATGCTGCTACTGGCCTGATTAATGAAATTGTATTGGTTACTGCGCGAACTGGCGATACGATAACAATTGTTCGTGGTCAAGATGGAACAACGGCTAAAAATTGGCTTGCTGGTGATACCGCTGCAATGTTTCCAACTGGCGGTACTCAGGCCAATATGGTTCAAGAAGATCAGCTGCAAAAAGGTATTTACACCTATGGCACAGCTGGGGGAACAGCCAACGCATTAACTGCAACTATTACATCTCAGCTTGCAACCCTTCCTGATGGTTTTAATTTTATTGTTAAAGCATCAAATACCAATACAGGTGCAAGCACACTTGTATTAACACTCGGTTCAACAATTCTTTCATCTGCGCCAATTGTTAAAGGAAATAATATTCCTTTGTCGGGCGGTGATATTACAACAAATTATCCTTGCCAATTTACTTGGAGCGCTGGCCTTGGTGCATATGTTATGCAAAATCCAGCAACAGGTTTTTCGCAAGTTAATTCGGTTGTAGGAGATATTAGAAATGGTCGAATGAATATTGCAGCTGCATCGTCTAATGCAACATTTACTGCTGATGAAATTATTGTAGAAACGTCACTTGGCGGAACTACTTATCAACTTGCTAATTACAGTCAGTCAATTAATTTGGCAGCTACGGGCGCTGGTGGCATGGATGCGGGTAGTCCTCCAGCAAATGGTTATGTCGGTATTTATGCAATTTTTAATCCATCGACTGGCGCAACAAGTATTCTTGCTACAAATACAACCAGCATATTTGCGCCAAGTATTTATGGCGGTTCAAATATGCCAGCTGGTTATACGGCTTCAGCTCTGATTAGTGTTTGGCGTACCGCATCAAGTCAATTGGTTATTGGTTATCAAAAAGATCGCTGGATAACATTTCCAAATAATACTTCATTTCAAGTAAGTAATTACACAACATCTCCTCAATCGGGGAATTTTGATGTTAGTGGCGTTGTTCCAATTAATGCTTATTGTTGTGCTGGAAATACTTATATTAATACTCAAGGTTATCTTGAATATTACATTAAGGGTGTTCAAACATATGATTATGAGGCATATTATCCAAGTTTTAATAGCCCATTTCCTGATTTAACATTTTTAACTCCACAAACACTTTTTTATTATTTGGGACCAAGCACACCCCAAATCAACTTAACCGTTGAAATTTCTAGCTATCGATTCTGAGGATAAAAATGAAATACGTTCAATTTGCAGATTCGACACAAACAAAAGTTATTGCAGTATTTACTTCTGTTCAGAATGCTACGCAATATCCAAATCAGGGAACGATTGCTGATGATGATGCTAGGTATTTAGATTTTGAAAATTCTATTTCGGGTACAGCCGTTCAAGCAATTAAAAAAAGAAATTATTTGCTTACATTAAGCGATTGGACACAAATTCCGGGCAATCCTTTGACTTCAGATGTACAAACTCAATGGGCAACTTATCGTCAAGCATTGCGAGATGTACCTGCTCAATCCGGTTTTCCAAACAATATTAACTGGCCTGTCGCGCCAACTACGACTTAAAGGAATTGAAAATGAATACCAATTATGGTTCACCGATTACCGGAACATTGACAGGCACAACCGCAACCGTTGGTTTGCAATTGGTTCAATTTCCCGCAACGATTGTTTTAACATCTTCTGCTAGTAGTCGCGCAATTCAATTATCTGTTGATAATGGTGCAACATACTATCCCGCTGTTACGCCGACGCTTACTCAAACGACACAAATTGCGTATGTCTTGAATTATCCTGTGACAAACGTGCAATTTACTGGCGCTGCGAACGATACCTATAGCATCCTTTAATTGGTTGGCAAATTATGACCATTTTCTTATTTGCGAACCAAGCGCAAACGACGCTTGCTGCACCGATTTCCAGTACCGCAACATCGGTAACGGTGGCAGCTGGAACTGGTCAGTATTTCCCGCAGCCGATATCGGGACAACAATTTGCACTGACTTTTATTTCTGCATTTAGTAGTTTAATAACCGAAATCGTCTATGTCACTGCGGTAAGTGGCGATACGTTTACGATTGTTCGAGGTCAGGAAGGTACAACAGCTCAAGCATGGAATGCAAATGATTTTGCAGCCAACTTGATGACTGCGGGTACAGGTGCAATATTTACTCAAACTTATGGCCTTGAAAATGGTTTGTATTCTGCTCAGTTTACAAACATGGCGACAACAACAGGACAAGTTTCAACCTTGCCTGTAAACCCGACAGATTTGGCAAACAAACAATATGTCGATTCATATTCGCAAGGCGAATTTAAACAAGAATGTCAGGTCGCAACAACTGCAAATATTACTCTTTCAGGTTTGCAAATAATTGATGGCTATACAACTGTAGCCGGTGATCGAGTTTTAGTAAAAAATCAAAATAATACCCCTAATAACGGTATTTATATTGCTTCAACAACAACATGGTTGCGCTCTAGCGATATGTCCTCTTGGGCGCAAGTACCGGGTGCGCTTACATTTGTAATTTACGGTACGCTTTATGCAAATACCGGATGGGTAGCGATTGCGCCTCAAACCGGAGTAATTGATACAACACCTATTGTTTGGTCACAAATTTCCGGCGCAGGTACATATACTGCCGGAGTAGGTTTAACCCTAACTGGCACTCAATTTAGCATTACAAATACTGGCGTAACTGCTGGTTCGTATGGCGTTGCTACATCCGTACCTTCTTTTACGGTTAATGCTCAAGGGCAATTGACAGCTGCGGCTAATACGCCTATCAGCATTGCGCCAAGTCAAATTAATGCTCCAATTCCTAATAGCAGTCTTGCCAATTCTTCGATTACACTAGGATCGAATTCGATTTCATTGGGCGGTTCTTTGTCCACGCTGACCGGCCTTAATATCAGCGGCGCGACAAATACATTTACTTTCATCCCAAATTCGGCGTTAGATTACAGCTCAATTACGATTAACGGCAACTCCGTATCGTTGGGTGGTAGCACAACAGTTACTGCTGTGAATCCTTATGCGCTCACAATCGGAACGGGTTTGACCGGGACCAGTTACAACGGAAGCGCAGCTGTCACGATTGCTTTAGGTAATGTCGGTACAGCTGGCACATACGGATCAGCTGGCTCGGTTGCGGTATTGACTACCAATGCACAGGGCCAAGTCACAACAGCAACGACGACATCGATTGCAATTAGTAATACACAAGTAAGCGGATTGGGTACGATGTCCACCCAAAATGCAAATAATGTCGCTATTACAGGCGGCACAATTCAAGGTGTATCACTAACACTTGATAGCTTAAACAATACCCCGATCGGTAATACGAATCCCGCAACGATTGTTGGCACAACAATTACGGCTAATTCAGGGTTTTATGGTTCAGGCGCAAACCTGACTAGCATTCCAAATGCTGCGCTAGTGTATTCATC